CAGCATCTATGGGCCATTTACCCTTGATGCTGCTGCGTCAGACGACAACTACAAGGTTGCAAAGTATTACACTCAGGCAGACGATTCCCTATCACAGGACTGGTCTGGTCATCGAGTATTTCTCAACCCACCTTATGGTCGCGGACTAAAGGATTGGGTCAAGAAGTCATACGAAGAGGGTCTAAAAGAAAACACAATGGTTGTTATGCTTATCCCCGCCCGTACTGATACTGCATACTGGCACGAGTACGTGATGAAGGCAGACGAGATTCGCTTTGTTCGAGGACGCATCAAGTTTGGTGACGAGACGAATAGCGCACCATTTCCATCAGCAGTGGTGGTTTTTCGTCCGTCCGCATTTGACGGACCACGCATCACAGGAATGGAGCGACCATGAACAGGGCACAGCGGCGGCGGCTCAAGAAGAAGAATAAGGGTAACGAAAAACTCGCCCAAAAAATTTCCAGCTTCAGCCACAGACCGGACAACTGTTCGGCATGTAACACCGCATTTGACCCCAAATCAAAGGAACATGCGCTCACATGGCGAGTAGTTGTACGGGAAAACCCAACGCAGGTAACCCTATTCTGCCCAGATTGCATCAACAAAGCACAGGAGGTAATTGATGCCCACACCAACACAGATGATTGACCTATTTGATTCGCAGGGCTCTCACGATGACGAGTTCTCCGACAACCTAACAGGACTTGAAGGTCTAGCACGACGCGAAGCCGTCAATCACCCTTCACATTACAACACCGGAAAGATTGAAGTAATTGACGCAATCGATGATTGGAAACTTGACTTCAATGCCGGTAACGTGGTAAAGTATGTTGCGAGACACCAACACAAGGCAGATCCCCTTGAAGACCTCAAGAAAGCCCGTTGGTATCTCGACCGACTAATCGAGAGGATAGAAAATGGCAGTTAGCAGAATCAATCGAAAAAACCTAGACCAAATCCTAGGTGGCGGAGTGACAGGTGAGCACGAAGTCGTAATTAAACTCTATGGCTCCAATTGTCACCTATGCCACGCTCTAAAGCCGCAGTTCGTAGAGATTTCCGATGAATATGAAGGGGTTCACTTCTATGCATTCAACATGGAAGACGGCGAGGGCTTGGAAAAGAAGTGGGGATTTAGTGGAGTTCCATCCATTTGCTATGTCCGCACCGGGGGTATGCGTCCTCGTGTGCGTTTCATGGAAGACCCGCAGAAGCCACATAAAGAAATGTGGTTCCACCCCACGGGTATCCGCAAGTTTATCGACAACAATAGGAACTAACAATGGAGACAGCACTAACTTATGATGATGTTCTACTCTTACCACAATACTCCGATATCCGCTCTCGATCTGAAGTGGATATCTCTTCTGATCTGGGGAACGGACTAGAACTAGCACTACCCATCTTTGCTTCGCCAATGGATACCATTTCCGAGGTGGCAATGGCAGAAGCAATGCACCATGCCGGTAGTGCCGCTGTTCTACACCGCTATAATGGCGTTCAACAGCAAGTTGAAATGATCCGGGCTGCCAAAAATGCTGGCGTAGCCAACATCGGATTCGCTGTTGGCATTGATAACGATTACCTTGATCGTGCCGAAGAGGGCGTAAAGGCAGGCGCAACATTTGTTTGCGTTGATGTTGCTCATGGCCACCACGTCAAGATGCGAGAAGCCTTAAAGAACCTTCGATATGAACTGGGTTCTCAAATCCACATTATGGCTGGTAACGTAGCAACCCTTGAAGCAATCAACGACCTTGCAGACTGGGGCGCGAACTCTGTTCGTTGCAACATTGGTGGCGGCTCTATCTGTTCTACCAGAATTCAGACAGGACATGGACACCCCGGTTTGCAGACAATCTTTGATTGTTCTCGCACAGGCCGTGACGTTACCATCATTGCAGACGGAGGCATTCGCAACTCTGGCGATATTGTAAAAGCACTTGCTGCTGGTGCAGACGCTGTAATGTTGGGTTCCTTGCTGTCTGGAACGCGCGAGACGCCCGGAGAAACTCTTACAGATGGTATGGGTCGTAAATTTAAAACCTACCGAGGAATGGCGTCCAAGGAAGCACAGATGGATTGGAGAGGACGCTACTCTTCGTTTGAAGGTGTCTCGGCTACTGTTCCCTATCGAGGCAAGGCAAAGAATGTCCTTGAAGACCTTGAGCGAGGCATTCGCTCTGGGTTGTCCTACTCTGGTTGTCGCTCTATCCATGAACTACAGCATAGGGCCAAGTTTGTTCGTCAGACCTCCGCAGGTCTTGGCGAGAGCAGGACACACATTCTAAACAGGAGTGTGTAAAATGTCTGACGATCCAAACTACGGAGAAGACGTAAAGTCAATTCGTTTTTGGGTCTATGACGATGACCACGCACGACTAATCATAAGGCTGAGACACAACAAGATAAAAGTGTCTCAGTTCTTTCGTGCTGTGATCGATGGCGTCATTGAAGAAGACCCAAATCTAATGGCTTTCTTGGATAATTATGTTGTAGAACATAAGATCCTAAGCCGTCACCGGTTTACCAAATCGCTCAAATTGAGAAAGAAAGGAGAAGAAAAGTTAGAAGACTGGGGACTCCTAGATGATGCCGACAAAGAAAACCTATTTGATCTAATTGCACAGGAGTTTCCAGACCTATGAGAAAAGAAGACCTACTAGTATGCGCGCAGCAGTGCCTTAAAGACAGGGAATGTTGTGATGCAAGTGGATGCAAGTTCCACATAGATTACGAAGACGAATATAATTGTTCCTTAATCTCAATTTATGAAAATGGGCCAATGTCTCTTCGTGAAATAGCCAAAAGAGAAGGCTTGTCATTTGCAAGAATAAAGCAATTACAAGATAAGGCACTAATTAAACTAAAGAAACGCCTACCAGAAGGTGAAAATTTATTGGCTTCTTCTGGTGATGTAGACTATTTAACTTTGAGTTTTTAAGGAGATATAAAACTATGGCTCGCAAGACACTATTAACAGAATCAGAAATCCGCCAGTTTATGAAGTTGGCGAACATCAAGCCCCTACAGGAAATGGGTGGCGAACTACCCGTTCCCGGTATGCGCGACGAGGAAGAAGAAGACGAACCCGGTATGCGCGATTACATGCAGGAGGCTGAGGAAGAAGAAGCACCCGCACCTGAAGGTGGCGAAGAAATGGAAATGGATATGGGTGCTGAAGAGCCCGCAGGCGACATGGAAATGGATATGGAAATGGGCGCTGAAGAGCCTGCCGCTGACATGGACATGGACATGGACATGGGCGGTATGGATGCCGGTGGCGCTAAGGAAGAGCAGTTTGCTGACATCGTTGACAAACTTGCTGACCTACTTGGTCTTGACGCTGACGTTGAGGTTGGTGGCGAAGAAGAGATGGAAATGGGGGGTGAAGTTGACGCCGATGAAGGTGGTGATCTAGAAATGGCTGATGCCGCTCCCGAAGCCCCAGAGATGGAGATGGGTGATGAAGACGAGGCAGATGAACCAATGATGGAAAGTGACGAAGAGATTGTACAAGAAGTCGCTCGCCGCGTGGCTGCCCGCCTACTCCGCGAAAAGAAGCAGGAAGAGGTTGCGAACAAGCTAGCCGAAAGAATCTTCCGCCGCTTGGCTTCAAAATAATAGCTTGACAAAAATCTCCTGAGCCGTTATATTAACCATCTAGGCAACCATCCTAGGTGGTTAATTTCTTTTTGGAGATACAATGGATTTGATTGTTAGCTTTGTGATCGCAGGCTGTTCATTCTTGCTGGGATGGATGGCTTGTTCTGGACTGTATTTCTTCAGATCAACTAGAATTACTCTGACTGTTTTGAAGATGGCCTACACTTTCTACTTGACAATTATCAATAAAGGGTTAGAATACTTACACTACGCCCACATCAATAGGCTTGAAGCGCTTCGTAAGAACGACAAGTCATATGGGCATGAAGAATACGAAGCCTTGAAGAAAGACAATGATAAGCAGATTCAAATCTACAAAGACAATTCTATCACCTACTTATTACAGGTACATCCTGAGATGTTCAAGCAAGCGATAGAGTTTGATGACTGGAGAGGCTCGCAAAGGTTTTTAAATAACAACCAGTACGCAGCAATTATTTTTTCAAAGGAGAACGAAAAATGATTCGTAAGATTATCGGTAAGATCGTAGAAACAATTCTACCACCCACAGCGGAAGAGGCTGGCAACACTGAAGACGGTGCGCCCGCCCCAAAGGTAAAGACAATCAGCCTTGAGGAATTACTTGGCGGTGGTGGTCCCACAGCAGAGCCAGAACTAAGAGTAATCGGGCTCTATTCAGCGGTCGAAGACGAGAAGATTGCTGAACTAACTCAGGCTCTCCTTTACCTCAACGAGATGAACAAGTTGAGAGACAAGGAAAAGGAAGAAAGCAAGCCCGTTGAGTTCTACATCAACACCTACGGTGGCTCCGCTGATGATATGTTTGCAATGTACGACGTTATGCAGACCGTCATGGAAGACACTGAAATCCACACCATCGGTGTTGGCAAGGTTATGTCCGCAGGCACCCTACTCCTCGCAGCAGGAACCAAGGGCAAGCGCAAGATTGGCAAGAACTGCCGCGTAATGATTCACAACGTCGCAGCAGGCAACTTTGGTACGCTACCCAACTTGGCCAACGAACTTGAGGCTATCCAGCAGTTGCAGGATGACTACATCACTGCTATGGTTGAGAACACCAAGTTCACCCGCAAGAAGTTGGAGAAACTACTTAACGAAAAGGTAAACATCTATCTTTCTGCCGAAGAAGCAGTGAAGTATGGTCTTGCCGACGAGATAATGTGAGGTTAAATTATGTCTGATAGTTTGTTAACAATTCTCGAAATGATCGAGGAGGCTTTGGAAGAACAAAGCGAATTTCCACAAATAGAAGATGAGGAAGTTATACAAATTGTTAAAGGAATAGAGGGTGTTGATGAAGAAAAGTTAAACCCAATACCCGGCGATAGAAGCATAAGACTTACTGTTCCCGCTGGAGATCGTGAGAGGGTTACGGCAGAAATCTTGCAAATTTTACAAAACAAATACCCAGATTTGACTTATTATCTCCATAAAGATTCTAATGGACTTCCCAGAGCGGGAGTTGCAGCAAGATTCGGCAAAAGGGGAAGTAAAGTTAAAGATATCTTTATTAAGCCGATACGAGGTTCAGGTATATCAAATATAGGTGATGTGTCGGAAGGTCTTCTCGGAGCAGCTTTATTCGCGCGTTTTGCAAACTACGATAAAGACATTACGGATGGTGATGTAAAGCAATTTTTAACAGAATTAAAGGAAGCGAAGACTAGGATAAAACCAGAAACCGATCCCAGAACACGCTCCGATAAAATAATTGAAAAGACCCTTCGAGTACCACGCAACAGAGAAGATGGAACGACAGATAATTATACCTATATCCTCCGTCTCGGAATCATAAATTATAGAGATCTAGTGAGTGAACAAAAAAGAGGCGCGCTCGCTAGTGAAATAAAAAGCGTGGCTGCTTATGTTAATTCTGATGAGGTAAGAGAGGCGGCTAGATTAGTAGCCACTAATAAACAAAATAATGAAGTTGCCATCATTACTGATGGGGTTACAGGACAAAAATCCACCAAAGTAGATTTAAAAACCTATCTTGATGGAACTATTATGAAGTCTATTGGCCAAATTTCTCTGAAAGCAAGATCAACTGATCAATTGGGACAAAGAGGCGGCTCTTGGCTTGCAACAGAAACATTGTTCGAGCAAATGTTTGGAGTGGAATTAAATCCAAGTTTTGAGCAGCAATGGATTCAAACATTAACAAAAGAAAACAAAAGAAGTTCCGAAGGCATGGCACTAATCACCAATTTGGTAAATCAAATATACCAAAGTGCCGCAGATCAAATAAATAAAAATCTTGCTGCCGGTGGTAAGTCTAACCCCGAAGAAGATGTTGACTTCATAGAAAGAATTTCAAAAGGCTTGAAATATGAAGCCGCCCTAGAGCAAGAAGGCGTCATAGTTATTCAGTTGAGCAAAGGCGATTTTTACAGGCTAGACTTTTCTAAACTAGAAGATAATATCAGGAAAGCAGGTATTGAATTTGTAGCCCAGATGAACACCTCGACAAAACGCCCCACACTCTTGATAATGGACAAAAATTCAAACGAGGTTCTTTTTCAAATAAGATTTAGATTTGACAGCGGCGGCGTAAGACAATATATTGAAAAAGGACCGCTAGCAACCAAACTACTAACCGCTTCGGAGGAAACTTGAAATCACCACTACGTTATCCCGGTGGTAAAACACGCGCAATAAAGCACCTACTCCCCCACATTCCAGAGGGAAACATTTGTTCCCCTTTCTTGGGCGGTGGTTCTCTGGAGTTGGTGCTTGCTGAAGATAGAGCCGTCTATGCTTACGATGCGTTCTATCCTCTCTATAACTTTTGGAACTGCCTACTAACAGACCGGGACAAGTTAGTTGAAGAAGTGCGTAAGTTACACCCAATAGATAAGATTGGATTCAAAAACCTACGTGAACTTCTAAAGGCATATGACAGCAACCATGGCCAATCTTATGTTGCGGCTGCTGCCTACTTTGCAATCAACCGTTCATCTTTCTCAGGTGCAACCCTTTCGGGTGGATTCTCACAGCAAGCCGCCGATGGACGCTTCAATGAGAACAGCATCAAAAGGCTGGCTAATTTTAACGCACCCAACCTAAAAGTAGGGTTTGCTGGCTTTGAGAAGTCTATAGAGCAGCATGAAAATTGTTTCCTATACTTGGACCCACCTTACTTTTTGGGAGACAAGAAGGACAAACTGTACGGTAAGGCAGGAGACATGCATGAGGGCTTTGATCATAAACTTTTACATTCCCTCTTGACAAATCGCACAAACTGGTTATTATGTTATAATGATTGTGAGTTTATTCGTGAACACTACTCTGACTATAAGATTATTCCAGCAGAGTGGGCTTACGGAATGAACAAGAGCAAGAAGTCAAACGAAGTTTTCATTATTTCACGAGGTTAAAATGACAAACAAGATGGTATTCGCAAACAACGAAGAGTTGCGACAGAAGATTCTAAACGGAGCCAACACCTTGGCTGACTATGTTTCTTCTACTCTCGGACCCAAGGGTCGTACTGTGCTTCTAAAGGAGCATGACAAGCCTGCCTTCGCAACGAAGGACGGCGTAACTGTGGCCCAGTTTGTTCAGTTGGACGATGAGTTCGAGAATGCTGGCGCACAGGTTATCCGTCAGGCAGCAAACGAAACAAACACAAGCGCAGGTGATGGTACGACTACCGCTACCGTCCTTGCGAGAGCAATTCTAAACGAGGCACAACGACACATTGTTGCTGGCGTGTCTCCAATCGAACTACAGAGAGGTATAGATGCAACAGTTTCAGAGATTTGTAACAACCTTACAGAGATGGCAAGACCAGTTACTAGTATTGATGATATCAAGCACATCGCCACTATTTCAGCCAACAACGATTCTACTATTGGGGATCTCATTGCTTTGGCTGTTGACAAGGTAGGACAGGACGGCTCTATCACAATCGAAGAGTCTCGTTCTATGGAGACTTCTATTGACGTGACTGAGGGCTTCCGCTTTCCTGCTGGCTTCTGTGCGTCTGCATTTGTCAACGACGAGCGTCGCAACGTAATGCACTATGAAGAACCGCTTGTAATGGTCACAGACTACAAGATCACACAGGTAGAGCAGATTCTTCCTATTCTTGAGTTGGTCGCAAGAGAAGCACGTCCACTCGTTATTGTCGCTGAAGACATTGAGGGGCAAGCCTTGGCAGCCATGATCATGAACGCCATGCGTGGCTCTCTAAAGATTGCAGGAATCAAGGCTCCATTCTATGGAGAGGAGCGCCGCCATCTTCTTTCTGATCTCGCAATGTCAACCGGTGCAACATTCATCACCCGAGAGTCAGGACAGAAGTTACAGACCGCAACTCTTGATCAGTTGGGTACGGCCAAGTCTGTTGAGAGCACCAAGGTCGGCACCATTCTTGTCGGCGGTAACTGTGACTACGAAGCAGTTGAGACTCGTATTGAGAGCCTAAAGGCTGAGATTGCAAACACAGACGATTTTGCAGAGTGCGAGCGCATTCAGGGTCGCATTGTTCGTCTTTCATCAGGTGTTGCTGTCATTCACGTTGGTGGTGCAACGCAGGTAGAAATGACCGAGCGTAAGCACCGCATTGAGGACGCCCTTGAGGCAGTCCGCTCCGCACAGGAAGAAGGCGTAATCGGCGGTGGAGGCACAGCCCTGCTACGAGCAAGCAACTCTCTTGCCGTTACAACTGACCACGAAGAGCAGGCAATTGGTATTGCGATCGTAAAGAAGGCATGTGAAGCACCTTTCCGCCAGATGTGCAGAAACGGTGGAAAGAGTGAAGATCTCCTTCTAGCGCATGTTATCGACCAGCCAAACGATATGGGCTATGATTTCCGCAATGGCACCTTGACAAACCTATACGAGCGTGGTATCTTAGATCCAGTGAGAGTTACAAAGTCTGCACTGAAGAACGCAGCGTCTTGTGCGGGCACACTTATCACAACCAACTATGGGATTATTCAGGTATCATGATGATAAGAGGAGACTTAGTTCACATTCCGCAAGATGCTTTCTTGCTTTATGATGCAGAAGAATATTTAAAAGAATATGTCAAGACAGACAAGCCAGTCAAGGCATTGTTTTGGGATCGAGACCCCAAAGAACCACAATGGGGAATGGTCTATTACAAGGGCAAGGTCTGGTCAATTAAAATGAGAGACATTTATCCAATTTATCAGGAGGTGGAGAATGCTAGTTAAGTTAACCGAAGTTTGTGGAACAGGCGCAGTAACAACAGGACGCCGTTATTCACTACGAGAAGTGTTCGTCAATCCAGAACACGTCGTCATGGTGAGAGAAGAGCACCAGATGAAGAATCTAAACGAGCAGGGTATGCTCACTGAAGGACTTGACAAGCAGCACCGCTTCTCAAAGATTACAATTGACAAGGGCACAACTGGCACAGAGATTGTTGTTATCGGTGATCCAATGACAGTCGAGAGCGCTCTTAACACTCGCAGTTATGTGCTGAAGGGGTGAGAATGGGACAGAGAGTAAACATACAGTATTCTGTCGAACTCAGCGAACTGCAAAGCGAAGTAGATCGTTTGTTTGGGAGGGCCATTAAAGAATTAGATCTGGTAGCGCCAGTGGGTGGCACCCCTAAACTTAAACTAGGCACCGAAGGTCTTGAAAAACTAGACACACTGCGCCGCAAACTTACTAGAGTTGATATTATGCTTGGTGATGTTCAGAATATCGTTGAGGGCTATGTACGCTTCAAGACGCAGCCCGAACAACCAAGGGTTCCAGATTCTCCAAGCGAGGCTGAAGAACTTGAGATGGAACAAATAGAAGATAAGATAGCAAGATTCAAGGAAATGTTTGATGCGCAGCCCAATCAAGAGCCCGCTGGGTAAGACCAGCGCTCACAGCCAAATAGAAAAGCTGATCCCACAAGGCAAAGTTGTATCATCTTATACTTTCTATTCTGGTGACATAGAGTTCTATCTATCTAATAAAAATAGATTTGTAAACTGCAAAACAACAAAAGAGATCGTGATAGATTTTTGGGAGTCGATGTGTTATAATCCATCTTCTATCTCAGATATGTGTGCTCATTTGTTTCCTCTAAAAGACGAGAAAGAAATAAAAATTGTACAAGAGAATTGGTTTTCATTTAAAAGTCCAGAGTCTAGGGCTGCAATTTTTTACATTTTCAACAACTGCACTAAAGACGGATGGATCTCAAGAGGTGAGCTTGACTTAAGTTTGTTAAATCCTCTTCTCATTTCAAGAATAAAGAGATTTACAAAACCAGATAACATGCACCTAGCGCACATCAAAGATATTAAGAAAGACCTGTCCGAAGATACAATGTCAGACTTTGTATTCTTTAGACTACCAAGGATTCAAAAAAAATTCTTGACTGAGGGGCTGAATGTTGGGATAGAAGAGCAAATAATAAACCTTGAAGATATATACAACGACCTCGTGGCTACAAAATTTGTAATCTTGACAAGACCATCAAAGTTTATCAATTTTGGGCATCATGAGACGATCTTTCTTGACCAGTATGGCAGAGAGACAGACGAAAGCAACGCTAAGGAAATAATCTTACACAATGTACGATAAACTCGCAATCGCAACCTGCCTTTTCATTCTCGGTCAAGGTATCACATGGTTTAGCTCTTACTCCCAGTTCGTTTGGGATTGGGCGAGAGAACACACTCTATGGATTGCGATTTGCACAGCAATTCCGTCAGCACTATGTTTCATTTACGGGCTACGCTATGCCTATGAATTCTTCCAGAGCGGGTGGGCTCCAAGATTCTACATCTTTGCCCTCTCGTTCGCTATAATGCCAGTTCTTTTCTGGTATTTCATGGGAGAAAAGTTCTTCACACCGAAGAACATGATTTCGGTTGCACTTGCGACCACAATTATCTATATTCAAATGAGGTTCAAATGAGAAAAGTAGAGAAGCCTTGGGGCCATGAGATTATCTGGGCAGAAACAACCAACTATGTCGGCAAGTTGCTGCACATCAACGCAGGTCACCGACTATCACTACAGTTCCATAGAGTGAAAGAGGAAACTGTTTATGTAGTCTCGGGCACTCTCTACATTTACGACGGCAGCGGTGCAATCACCAAACTAACGCCCGGTCAGTCTTTCCACGTCAACCCACTACAGGTTCATCGTTTCGGAGCAAACGAAAGCGACGTTGAGATTATGGAAGTAAGCACGCCCCATCTCGATGATGTTGTGAGATTAGAAGACGACTATAGAAGATAGAAACTATTTATACCGTAATAGGAGAAAAGAATGTCTTTTGCGACTGATAAATGGTTTCAACACATAAGAGGAGAACTCCTCACCGAAGGCTTAGCCGACATAGGTTTGGATGAAAACATCCAACAAGAGATTAAGGATAAACTACCAGAAGCAAGCGAGAAAAGTCGCGTCTGGGTTGGTAATGCTTGGAAGTCTCTCGAAGGAAAAAGACTTTCCAGTTATGGTTGGTTTGAATATCTCTCCCGCAACATAATTGACGAACGTGGCAAAGCATTTCAGAAGCCGGTAGAAGAAGGCGGTTATAACCTCCTGATTAATTTGATTTCTGTTTACACAACGCAACCTGCTGCGAAATGGCCAAAGGCAAAGCGTCAATTTGTAAAGGCTGTAAAGAAGGGTGGATTCTCCGAGGAGGAAGCCAGACAGGCTTTACTTGGTCTCAAAAATCTTGAAATGAGAATTTGGCGCTGGTTTAGTAGTCGCATCGAGAATGTTATTATTA